ATGAAGGGAATGTAAAATGGTGTTACCGGAAGTTGCGGGATATTCTATTATGTGCAATAACAGAGAGAAAACCACATTGTTTAGTTGTTGTTTGTTGTCTCTCCATTCTTCTTGTGCGCTGATGTTGTGCGCCAAATGTGCGCCAAGAAAGTGGAGGAAAACATGATTAAACTAATAGGCGGGGAACTCTGGTATTGCTGTCCGTTCTGTGGGCGGAAAATACACAAGATAGAGCCTGACGCAAATTGCCACGGCGTTATCACCTATTGCAAGAAGTGCAGGAGGGAGGTGCCGGTGGAGATTGAAGGTGACAAGGGGGTTTAATTATGGCGAGTATCAAGAAAATAGAAGGGAAAGGAGGTGTTTCCTATAAGATAACCGTTTCAATGGGCCGGGATGCCCAGGGAAAGCAGAAAAGACACTACAAGACCTGGAAACCAGATCGGCCCATGACGTCCCGCCAGATGGAGAAAGAAGTACAGCGAATAGCACAGGAGTTTGAACGGGAAATATCCATAGGCTTCCGGGTGGATAATCGGCAGACCTTCGCGCAGTATTCGGACTATGTGTATTCTCTTATGGAGCAACGGGGAGACAAGCCGCAAACGCTGGTAAATGTGAAAATGTTGCTTTCAAGGGTAAATGAACATATCGGACACATGAAGTTGACAAGCATACGCCCACAGCATTTGAATGAATTGTACAGGAAACTGTCTGAACCAGGAGCAAACCGCTGGCGGGTGTGGGCAGAGCCTGCTGTGGATTTTAAAAAACTTGTAGATGGGCAATCCTTGAGAGGATTTGCGGAAAAATGCGGGGTACACCATCAACAAATCATGCGGCTAATGGATGGGAAGCATATTAGCCAAAAAACCGCTACTCTGATTGAAAAAAGTTTAGGACGCAACGATCTGTTTTGCCTTATTGGGAATGATAAGCCGCTTGCCCCCAAAACCATAAGAAGATGTCACAGCCTGATACGCATTGTTTTGGGCCAAGCCGAAAAGGAAATGATAATCCTTTACAATCCAGCCAAGAGGGCCACACCTCCGCCGAGCAGACCGACCCGCCCCGCCGACTGCTTGCAGCCGGAACAGTTGCAAAAATTCATTGAGGCCATAGAGCAGGAGCCTATGGAGATGCGGACACTGTTAATGCTTTTTGTTGTCACCGGATGCCGGAGAGGTGAAATATTCGCTTTAAAATGGGAGAATGTAGATTTCACAATGGGGCAGATTAAAATTGAACATAGCTTGAATTATCTCCCGGGCCGTGGAATTTATGAGGGGGAGACAAAGACGAGTAACACACGCTATATTGTGCTCCCTGAAGAAACGGTCTCACTTTTGAAGAAATATCGTGCGTGGCAGGCAGAGCAAAGGCTTTTTATGGGCGATCAGTGGATTGAAAGTGGCTATGTGTTTACGGCGAAAAACGGAGAACACAAAAACCCGGCCTCTTTCAATGGGATGTTGTGTAGGTTTTGCAGCCGGCATGGCCTGCCCCGAATTAACCCGCATACATTCCGCCACACGGCAGCATCTGTTCTGCTGTCAAATGGTATTGACGTCTTGACGGTCTCTAAGATGCTGGGCCATGCAGCAACCTCGACAACCCTAAATGTTTATGGGCACGCCGTGGAAGAAGCTAAGCGAAAAGCGGCAGAATGTATATCAAACACAATTTTAAAAAAGAAAAATGCTTGACCTTGCGGCTTTTCTTGCGAAATGGCACAAAATGTGGTATAATAAAAAATAAATGAAGAAGCAATACCGGCAGAAATGCCGCTTTGCGTGTGCCTTTGAGCCTACTACTTGCACATGGTAACAGTGTGTAAGCGGTAGGCTCTTTTTATTTTCGGAAAGGAGTTTAATAATGGCACGAATGAGAAGTTTACCGAAAGCGGCGGAAGAATTGAAAATGAAAGACCCGGGGACGTGTATTTCCTTGTGTGTCCTGCGTCGCTGGGTAAAGGAAAAGAAAATTCCGTCTGTCAGAACAGGAAAAAACTACCTTGTCAATATGGATGCGCTTGAGACGTTTATGGAGGGAAGAGTTTATGCAGATCGTTGACCTTCTTAGCCACGGCCAGGAAAACGCAATTCCACTCCGACAAATTGCGGGACTGACGAATATAGATGAACGTACAATCCGGGAGAAGATTGCAGCCGAACGGTTGTCCGGGGTCCCTATTTTGTCGGACAATAAAACTGGGTATTTCCTTCCCGCAAACGAAAAGGAAAAAGAACGATTTGTTCAAAACATGAAACATAGGGCAAAAGAAATTGAGCGAGCTGCAAAAGCCGTTGAGAAATCAACCTATGAGAAAGGAATTTGAATAATGCCAGGAATCAAGGAAAAGCATCCAACGTGGTTCAAAATGAAGATCGAGCGAAGGAAACTAATAAAAGACCTTCCCCCAGAAACAGCAGTAAATGTTTTACTTGCTTGCTGGGACTACTTAGAAACTATGGAGGACCCTAAAAACCTAACACCAATAGAGCGGATTGCTTTTTCTGCTTTTTTCCCTGATATGGAAGAAGCGTGGATAAAATACGAACAGCGAATTAACGCCAAGAAGAAATCAAGCGATATCGTATGATATCGACCGATATCGAATGAGACAGAAGAAGAAACAGAAACAGAAGAAGAAGTAGAAGTAGAAATAGAAGAAGAAATAAAAGGGATAAAAGGGAGCGGCGTTGCCGCTCGTCGCACCCGCCTTTTTTGACAGGAGTATTTCATGTTCTTTGATTTTAATACTTTTTCGCGCCTGGTACGCAATGTATATGAAGGGGGGCCATATTCTCTCCAATGGGTATTGTGGATATTTGAGTATTATTTCTGGAAATATGAGTTTGTCATGGGGCATCCACATCCAAATATAAGAATAAAGCAAATAGAGCAAATCATTGAAAAAATGCCTTATATAAACTGTCTGGACGGAAATGAAATTGACATTGAACCAGAGGAATACAAAGAAATTATAGATCAACACTTTGAAACCAAATACAGAAGATGTGACTATAATATAAACCATTTTTTCTCTGGACGGATAAGGGAATTAAGGTTCTTTGAAACTTGTTATTAAGAGGACCCGGGCATGGGAGGAAAATCATCACAAAGAAAAGGTGCGAATGGGGAGCGAGAGCTTGCCGCGATTCTTTCAAAATGTGGATACCGTATCGAACGGGGGGGTTCTCTATCCTATGGAGAGATACCGGACCTAACTGGACTCCCCGGTATTCATATTGAAGTAAAACGGGTAGAGCGTCTTAATGTATCGGAGGCAATGAAACAAGCTGTAAGAGATTCCACCAGATTTGGAGGTATCCCCACCCTTTTCCACCGCCGAAACTATGAGCCGTGGTTTGTAACCATGCGTTTGACTGATTGGCTAAAACTATATGGAGAGAAATGATTTAACGAAAAATGTTCCAGTTACTGGAAACAACCGAGAATGACCGAAAAGAAGGTGAGAACACTGACACAGAAACAGCAAAAAGCCCTTGCTGCCCTCCTGACAAATTCGACGAAGGAGGCAGCGGCAAAGGCGGCTGGGATTGAATCTAAAACGCTGCGTCGATATCTGGCAGACCCAGAATTTCATGCGGAATATCAAAGAATGGTTTCCGGGATGATCGAAGATGCGGCAACACAGGCACGGCAGAGCCTAAGTCCAGCACTGTCTTGTTTGCGGGAGATTGTGGAAGATGGCGAAGAAACAGCAACGGCAAGGATACAAGCCGCTCGCACCATCCTGGAATATGGTTTGCGCTTAACAGAAATTGCGGATATTATGCGGATAATTGAAGGAGATTGCGGCTAATGTACTATGACGCATTGAAATCTCGCGTAAAGGTTGCAATCCAACGAAACCGGCAAAAGCAGGAGACCAAAGTCCTGCTAAATAGTCTGGACGTGTGCCAACATATAGCGCCGGTATATCTTCCGCTCCACGCAGACATAGAGGCCGAGGCGCACCAGTATTACAATCTGCCTGGCGGACGAGGTTCCGGCAAATCCTCCTTTGCCTCTCTTGAGATCGTCAATGGGATTATGAAGGACATCACCGGTTGCAGCAACGCAATAGTGTTCCGCCTTGTGGCCGGGACGATGCGGGAAAGCGTTTTTTCTCAAATTTCATGGGCCATTGATACCCTGGGTGTAGGGCATTTTTGGAGGGGAACGGTGAGCCCCATGCGATACGAGTACATACCCACGGGGGCTCAGATCATTTTTCGTGGGTTGGACGATGCAAGCAAATTGAAATCTATCAAGCCGAAAAAGGGGACTTTTCGCTTTATTTGGTTTGAGGAATTTTCAGAGCTACCCGGCCCGAACTTTACACGGAACGTGCTACAATCTGTCATGCGCGGCCAGGGGGCGAGATTCGTTGTGTTCCGCACATTTAACCCGCCGATCAGCAAGAACAACTGGGCGAATTTGTTTATACAAGAGCCGGACGAAAGAGCTTTGACCCGCTCGACCGATTACACCATGATGCCACCGGAGTGGTTGGGGGAGGCGTTCTTGTATGAAGCAGAGCGGCTAAAGGAACTAAACCCAAAAGCATACGAGCATGAGTATTTAGGGCACCCGACGGGGACCGGGGGAGAAGTATTCCCTAATCTGGAAATCAGGACTATCACAGACGAAGAAATCAGCAGAATGGAGTATATTTACCAGGGACTTGATTTTGGATTTGCAGTAGATCCGGCGGCTTTTCTCCGTGTATCTTATGACCGCAAGCATGATACAATATTTTTCCTTGATGAAATTTATAAGCGCGGCCTGTCCAATGCCCAGCTTGCAGAGGAAATCAAAGGACGAGACTATGACCGGGGCGGGGTAAATTACTATCAATCCACGCTATATGGTGGAGTTTGTGCGCCGAAGAAGCAGATTATCACGGCAGACTGCGCCGAGCCGAAAAGTATTAACGACATGAGAGAAGAAGGCTTGCGGTGCCTGGGGTGCCACAAGGAACCGGGGTGCGTGGAGTACCGTGTGAAATGGTTACAACACCGGCGGATCGTGATAGACCCGGCCCGAACACCCAACGCCTACCGGGAGTTTGTGAACTATGAGTATGAAACCGATAAGGACGGCAATTTTCTCTCCCGATTGCCAGACAAGAACAACCACACCATTGATGCTTGTGCCTATGCGCTGGACAGCCTGATATACAGACGTGGCATTTCGGCATAAGAAAATAGGCTCAAAATTGAGCCTATCAAAAATTTTACTATATCACGCAGATAGGAAGTGAGCGCATGGCTTATATGCGTATCTACTGCGGCTATTGTGGCCAGCGGTGGGAAGTGTACGAGCGAGACAACTGGAACAGCCAGCAGGCGGCGACCTGTCCCCATTGTGAAAAACGAATAGACAGGCAGACATGGGAAAGGCAGGTAGTTCCGGCGTTCTGTGCAGCGGCAGACGCAAACCGGGAGATTGAGAGGGATGCCACCGGCTACCATCTGCCCTATTTCCGCTTTGATATTCTGTCGGATAAGAAAGGAGAACTTTATGAGGCAGAAAGTTGAGCCCGGCCCCTGGGAAATAGATGAACATGGGCGGCGCTTCCGTCGTATTGGGAATGGTAATATAGAGTATATGGCAACGATTACAACCACCTACGGCGAATTTGAAATTGACAGCGTACCACCGCCTCCGAAGATCGTCGAGACGGAGCGCCCCAAGAGTTGGGGGGAGTGTCCTTTCCTTTCCAGGTGTACCACACAATGTGCTTTATATGGGGAGCGTGGATGCGGACTTGTGACCGGTGAGGCCACGACTACCGGGAAACGCTGCCCGTTTGCAGACAAGCACAACATATTTTCATGTACCGAGAAATGTGCTTTATGGGAATTGTGCAACCGAAAAGAGAGGGGTTAAGTGATAAATAAGAGATTTGAATTGCAGATAGTAAAACATATTGCCACATTGAGCGAGAATGGAAACTATTCCAGGGAATTGAATTTGGTATCGTTCAATGACCGGCCCGCTCGTCTCGATGTGCGGGCATGGAAGCAAGACGGAAGCAAAGGCAAAATCCCGTTAAAAGGTATTCAGTTGTCCGATAACGAGGCAAGCACCCTTTGTGACGCACTAAAAGATTATATTGGAGGGAATGACTATGAGTAAATACAATCACTTTGTAAAAGACCTTGACGCCGCTTTCAAGGCGGCGCGGCAGGAGTATGCGGAGGCGTGGGGCAAATTCCAGGAGGCGAAAGAGGCCTGTGGAAAGGGCGACGCTATGTCCCGCCAGCGGGCAGAATTGAGATACCAGCAAGCAGAACTGGACTTTAAGGAGGCGGAGGCCCGTATCTGGACGGAGTTCAACCGGAAGAGGGCGGAACTACGGGCAAACCTGGAGCGGGATGTGCGAAATGGAAATGTTGCGAACCCAGATTCAGTTGACCATAGCGGCTTGGAACTGATGAAAAGTGGTGTTCTTTCTGTTGATGATTACTATGCCCTTATGAAAAAGTACGACGACAATCCCACCATGCTTCGCTTTGTGGCGAAGTATGCAAAGGAAGCTGCCAGCGGTATGGACAATACCCAGGCGAAGGAACGTGGGTTATTACACCATTTGTACTCCGTATGCAGCCAGGGAAAAAGCCGGACGATGCGGGTATGGGATGATCTATCCAAGATTGCAGACTATTGCAGTGGGCAAAGTAGAGACCGAAGAGATTCACCTACTCATACAATAAATATGGGCGAGAGATGGGAACGCCTTTCGAATGAGATTGTTGAAAATTTCTGAAAAAAAGAGAGTAACAAAAAATTAATATTGTTCTTTGCTTTAAGAGGTGAGCAAAAAGGTTCAAGTGGGAACAATTTCCGTTTTGGAATTGTTCCCACTTTTTTTTAGGAGGCGATTTATTTGATTAACGTGCAACCATACTCAAGAAAATGGTTTGAGAAGATGCTTGTAGATTTATGTGGGGATGAAATATCAAAAGATAAATTATCAAAAAAATACCTGAAAAGAATGTCAGTCTATGCAAGCGAAGCATATAAATTGGGCGTTGTGGAAGGAAAGGAGGGAAAAACACCCGTTTCCGAGCGTGATTCACAAAAACAAATTGAACTGCTTTCAAACATGTGTCTGTCCCCTGAATTAGTTACTTCATTTTGCGAATTTGCTTATAGAGCATATCAACTTGGATATACAACAGGGAGAATAGAGAAAGGCAGGTCAAAATGAATTTATTTGATCTCTGCGTAAAAATTTCAATAGATACAAGTGAAGCTGACACTGGTATTGCTAAAGTATCACAGAGCGGGGAAAAAGCATCAAAAAGTTTAGGATCAAAACTTGTTAGCGCCGGAAAAACTGCGGCAAAAGGGTTAGCGGTTGTAAGTGGCGCGGCGACAGCGGTTGTTGGCGGCTTGCTTGCAGTTGAATCTTCTACGGAAGAATATAGAATAGCGCAGGGCAAGTTAAATACCGCATTTGAAGCCGCAGGAATGGGCGCAAATGTGGCCCAGCAGGCATACAAATCTTTTTACGGGATTTTGGGTGATACCGATACGGCAACGGAAGCATCCCAACTTTTAGCTGAACTTGCCCTTAATGAACAGGATGTTACAACCTGGACCAATATCGCGGCGGGTGTGTTTGGCCGTTGGGGTGATTCGATCCCGATTGAAGGACTGATTGAAGCATCAAATGAGACCGCAAAAGTTGGACAAGTTACCGGAGTTTTAGCAGACGCGCTAAATTGGGCAGGAATTAGCGAGGATGAGTTTAACAAAAAATTAGCATCTTGCTCCAGCGAAAGCGAACGGAACAAGATGATAATGGAAGCCCTTTCTGGAGAATATGGGGAAGCGGCAAAAGCGTTTTATGAAAATAACGAAGCCCTTGTTAGTTCAAGATATGCGAGTAATGATGTAACCGATGCCATGAGTAAAATAGGAAAGGCGGTTTCGGAAGTAAAAACGAAGTTCTTAAATGAACTTGTTCCTGCCTTAGCATCAGCAGCCCCGCAAATAGCAAATGCAATCTCCAGTATTGATGTCTCATCACTCGTAAACGGCTTTTCAGATTTTGTTACCTTTGTAATAAATAATGGTCCCATGATCGTATCTGCGATAGCAGGGATAGGAACCGCATTTGCTACTTGGAAAGTAACTTCTTTAATCTCTGGTATTGCATCGTCTCTAACCACCTTGTTTGTCCCCGCAATGACTGCGGCTAAAACGGCTCAAGAGGGGTTAAATATAGCAATGAAAGCCAACGTCATTGGAGCAATTATTACTCTCGTTGTCTCGTTGGTCTCATTCATTGTTACCCTGTGGACGACAAATGAGGGATTCCGGGATGCCGTTGGCGCAATTTGGGAAGCAATTAAAGGCTTCTTCCTATCGGCCAAAGACGCCATTGTAAATGCGTGGAGCACGGTGAAGGACTTCTTTTCCGGGGTGTGGGAAGGAATCAAAGGAGCCTTTTCCGCCGTCAAGGAATTTTTTAGCGAAAGATTCCAGCAGGCGCGGCAGGCGTCGGAAGCGGCCTGGGATGGAATTTCCAGTTTCTTTTCTGGTGTATGGGAAGGGATCAAAGGCGTTTTTTCGACAGTAAAGAATTTCTTTAGTGAAAAATTCACGGAGGCAAGAGACGCTTCGGAATCTGCATGGGACAATATTACCACTTTCTTTTCTGGCGTGTGGGAAGATATCAAAGGCGTTTTTTCTAAAGCTTGGGATGAGTTCAAAAAGATCGGCTCTAATATTGTCAATGGAATAAAGGATGGCATTTCAAGTGCGTGGAATGGTCTCACAAGTTGGTTTAATGGGTTGTGGGATTCTCTCTTTGGGAATCGAACTGCAAACGTTACAGTCAATAAGCGAGTTGTCGGAGGGGCGGACGGGTCGCATGCGTCTGGATTGAATTATGTTCCGTGGGATGGATACTTGGCAGAGCTCCACAGAGGAGAAATGGTGCTAACTAAGCAGCAGGCAGAGGCATATAGAAACATGGAATTGCCCACCCAAAGAGT